AGCCTACAGAGCCGCAGGATACAAGGCGCGGACGCAGCATTCCGCAGAAGCATCTGCGTCAAGATTGCTGAAAAATGCTGAGGTAAATGCGAGAATTGCTGAGTTGAAAGCAAAAATCCGAAGTGTGTCTGATAAAAAAATGGTCATGGACGCAACGGCAAAGAGGGAAATGCTGGCCGGTATTATGAATAATCCCAATGTCAGCGTTTCTGATCGTCTTAAAGCCTGCGACATTGACAACAAAATGGCTGGCGAGTATATAACCAAGACGCAGCTATCCGGCACAGACGGCGGCCCCATTGTCTACAACGTCCATTGGGATGGTGGCAGCGATGGTTGATATCAAGATTCCGTACAAGCCGAGGCCGATCTGGAAGAAAACAATTCATCCGGCACTGCGGAAGCATCGTTTTTCCGTCCTTGTCTGTCACAGGCGTTTCGGCAAAACCGTCGGCACGGTAATTCATATGCTGATGATGGCGCTGACGAACAAGAAACCGGCTCCGCATTATGCGTATGTTGCGCCGTTCCGAAACCAGGCCAAAATGATTGCCTGGCAATACTTGAAGCATTACACTTCCACAATTGTCGGCGTGAAGGTGAACGAATCGGATTTGTTTGTGGAGCTTCCGTCTATGGTCAAGGGCTGGCCGGGCGCGAGGCTTTACATTATCGGAGCCGATCACCCCGACGCTTTGCGCGGCACGTACTGGGACGGAGCAATCCTTGACGAGTACGCGCAGATCAAGAAAGAGATATGGGACGAGGTAATCCGTCCGGCGCTCGCTGACCGCGAAGGCTGGGCGGTTTTTATTGGGACGCCGAAAGGACAGAATGCCTTTTACGAAATGTACCAGCGGGCGCAGCGTGAGCCGTCTTGGTTTTCCTGCTTGTACCGCGTTGATGAATCCGGCGTGCTTCCGCAATCCGAGATAGACGACATGATGCGTGACATGACGGAAATGGCAATCCGGCAGGAGCTTTACTGTGATTTCTCCGCATCGGCGTCGGATATCGTCATACCGATTGACCTTGTGACCGAGGCAGCGGCTCGCGAGCTGACAGACGCAGACGTTCGAGGCCAGCCGGTCATGATGGGCGTGGACGTTGCACGGTTCGGCGACGACGCAACGGTCATTACAGTCCGCCAGGGGCTGCACTGCAAAAAGCAGGAAGTATTTCGTGGCCTTGACACGATGCAGGCGGCAGATCGGGTGATCGTTTCCATGCGGGAGCATAATCCGCAGGCTGTGTTTGTGGACGTTGGGGCTATGGGCGCGGGCGTTATTGACCGGCTTCGGCAGCTCCATTACTCCGTGACGGAAGTCAATTTCGCCGGCAGCGCAATCGACGCGGAGCGTTATGCGAACCGCCGGGCGGAAATGTATTTCAAATGCCGCGATTGGATGGAGGGCGGCGGCGCGATACCAAATGAGCCAACGCTGAAATCCGAGCTTTCCGTGGTCGAGTACAAATTCACGACCAACGGCAAGATCATCCTGGAGCCGAAAGAGAAAATCAAAGAAAAGATCGGCAAGTCCCCGGACCTTGCTGACAGTCTGGCCTTGACTTTTGCAATGCCTATCCACGTCCCATCTAAATGGGATTCATACCACGACGAGGACGAGGAAAAGTATGATCCGTTAGCTGATTATATGAAGGAGGAATAAACAATGATTCATTTTGATTTGCAGCTTTTTGGCGGTAGCGGCGGAGGTGGGACGCAGGTTGTAGAAAAGCCCGTCTACCAGTCCTCTGCACCGTCGTCCTCTCCCGTGCAGACGGAAAGCGAGACGGACACAGAGAGACAAAAGACACGCCAGCGCCTTGCCAAAGCTCGCGGACGTCGTAGCACGAACACCGGGGCGGGAATGAACAACGCGCTTTCTTCCGGCAACGTGTCCAGCGCGGCGGCCTCGATTGCAAAACGCCTGCTTGGTGAGTAATCATGGACGGGCTATTGCAGGCCGTCCTAGCTGATGCGGATTTGCTCAAGAAGAAACGCCGGATCGTGGCGCAGATGTACGAGGAGAGACAGCAGCAGGAGCATACTTGGCGGCAGCTCTCCCGGTACATCAATCCTGCCCGGGGACGTTTCGACGAGGACAATCGCACAAGCGAAGGCAGACGGCGAGATTATTTTCTATTGGACCCGTACCCTATGGAAGCGCATGGAAAATGCGCGGCGGGTTTACATAGCGGCCTGACCTCCCCCTCTAGGCCGTGGTTTGAGCTGGGGCTGGCTGATGAAGAGCTGGCCTCATATCATACCGTTAAACTATGGTTAGACGACTGCAAAGAGATTTTAATGGATATCTATGCCAAGTCTAACGTATATAATACCTTGCTTCAGATTGAGGCGGAGCTTTCGCAATTTGGCACGGCCGGGGCGCTGATGTTGGAGGACTTCAATACGGCGATATGGTGTCGGCCTTATACCTGCGGCGAATACGCCGGGGACGTTGACGCCCGGGGACGGATGGCAAAGTTGGCGCGAAAGATGCGCCTGAAAGCCTGGCAAATGGTCGACGAGTTTGGCCTTGACGTTGTGTCCGAGGCTGTAAAGACGGCCTACAATCAGGACGACGAGAAAGCCGATTTCGAGGTCCAGATGCTCATAGAGCGCAACCCGAACTATGACCCGGACGCTTTCGGCGTGGGGAATTTCCCCTGGCGGTCGTACTACTTCGAAAGCACGGCGCAAGAAAAGTTTTTGAAGATATCCGGCTTCAATGAGTGTCCGTTTTTGATGCCTCGCTGGACGACAATAGCCAACGGGATATATGGTACGGGTCCGGGGCATAACGCTCTGGGGAACTGTATGCAGCTCCAAAAGCTGGAAACAGTCAATATGCAGCTTCTCGAAAATCGGGCGAATCCGCCGATGATCGTCCCCGCTTCCGTGGGCAAGGTCAACCGGCTTCCGGGGAAAATGACGCTCGTGCCTGACCCGACAATCGGGGCGGGTATCCGTCCGCTGTTCGAGGCGACGGGGAGCCGCGAGGAAGTCTTGCAAACAATTCAATTCAAGCAGTCTCAAATCGGGGCTGCTTTTTTCAATGATTTGTTTGTGATGCTTGCCAATAGCGACACGCCCGAAATGACGGCGCGGGAAGTGGCGGAGAGACACGAGGAAAAGCTTCTCATGCTTTCGCCGGTCTTGGAGCAGATGCACAATGAGGTATTAGCCCCACTGACAAAGAGGGCGTTTGAGATATGCCTTCGCAATGGTTTGTTCCCGCCGATGCCGCAGGAATTACAAGGGCAGGAAAATACCATCAAGGCTGAGTTTATTTCCCTTTTGGCGCAGGCGCAGAAAGCTGTCGCGGCTCCGGCAATGGAAAAGACGCTTGCCCTGGCCGGAAACCTCGCAGGCATATCGCCGGATATCATGGACAACCTCGACCTCGACGCCACGATCAGAAAACACGCGCAATATACCGGCACGCCGGAAAGCGTACTCAGGGACGAGGACGACGTGGCAAAGATGCGGCAGGAGAGAGCGGCGGCGCAAGCACAGCAGCAGCAGCTTGAAAACATGGAGCAGATGGCTCCGGCTCTGAAAGACGGCGTTGACGCTGCGCGGCTTTTGTCCGAGATCAACCCGGACGAGCGGTCGATTGGTTCCATCATGGGAGGCGTGTAAATGGACGCTGATAATCTGGCGTGGCAAATGTCTACTGAGAAGGGACGGCAATTCGTCGCTGAACTTCTTGACCTTTGCGGGGCCGGCGCTTTGGGAGGTACAGGGAATTACGCGACGGACTTCTACTCTTTGGGGCGGCGCTCCGTGGGAGAGGATATCCTTCGCATGATTCGCGGCGTTGAGGCGGTCGGGACTGACGGCCTCGCGCTGGAATATAAGATGCTCCGAGAGCATAAAAAAAGACAGGAACAGGAGGAAGAATAATGGCAGAAGAAGGCACTACGGCAACAATGGAAACTACACAGGCGGCAGACCCGATGGCGGAGGCGGCGGCTCCCGCTGCAACGGAGACTCCGTTTAATTTCCCGCCCTCGCCGGAAGGTGCAACACCGGCGCAGGAAAATGTCGCTTCAAAAGCGACAAATGAGGGAGAGCAGGCGGAAACGCCCGTGATTCCTGAGAAGTATGAGTTTCATTTGCCGGAAGGCTTGACCATGACGCCGGAAATCGAGGGGCAGTTCACGGAGATTGCCAAGGGAATCGGCTTGACGCAGGAGCAGGCAGACAAACTGGTCCAGCTCCATTCAAATATCATGATGGATACCATGCGCCAGGCGGAGCAGCAGAAAAACAAGTGGGTGGAGGCTTGCCACAAGGAAGGGCTTTCCTCGCCGGAAAAACTGACGGCCGCAAAATTGGCGGTCGATACATTCGACGACACGGGGCGGCTGATGCCAATGCTGATTGAAAGCGGCATTGCATACGCTCCCGAGTTTCAGAGGTTCCTGCAAACTATCGGCGGATACCTCAAAGAAGATACGGCTCCTGACAGCAAGCCCGCGCCGCAGGCCAAGAGCGCCGCTGATTTGCTGTTTAGCAATAGCAAATATTAACAAACAACAGAAAGGACAGTGGTAAACATGACAGCTATTGGAGTGGATTTTGTCACCCTGCATGACTGGGCGGCAAGGTATGGGGCGAAGGGCGAGTACATCAATCAGAAGGTCATTGAGTTGCAGGCGCAGACCAACCGCATTCTCGATGTTCTCCCCTTCAAGCAGTGTAATGATGGGACGCAGGAGGTCGCGCTTATGCGTGCGGAGCTTCCGCAAGTCGCCTGGCGTCTTATCAACAAAGGCGTGAAGCCGACCAAGAGCAAGAGCAAACAGGTCAGCTTCACTTGCGGCGGCATGGAGGCGCTGGCAAAGGTCGACGAGAAACTTCTCCAGATCAACGGCAATGACAATAATTGGCGTCTGTCGGAGAACGTGGCGCAGCAGGAAGCTATGAATCAGGAGATGGCTGCAACATTCTTTTATGGCGACGAGAAAGCCACGCCCGCGAAATTCACGGGTCTTTCCGCGTATTACTACAGCAAGGCGAATCAGGACAGCATTTGGGCTGACCAGATCATTGACGCCGGTGGCACCGGCTCCGCGCTTACTTCGCTTTGGTTTGTCGGTCTTGGCTACGACACAGTGTATGGCATTTTCCCGAAGGGAACGAGCGCAGGCTTTAAGTATCGCGACAACGGCCGCGTGAAGATGTACGACGCAGACGGCGGCGAATTCTACGGCTACGAATCGCAGTACAATTGGGATATGGGCCTTGCCGTCCGTGACCCGCGCTATGTCGTCCGCGTTGCGAATATCGACACGACCGCGCTTACGTCGAACGCGGCGGACGCTTTTGTCGAGAACATGATCAAGGCATACAACCAGATCGAGAACCCGGACAAGGTGAATCTGGCTATCTTTGCGAATCGCAAGGTGCAGACGTATCTTGATATTGTCGCGTCGAAGAAGAGCAATGTTCGCCTGACGATTGACGAGTACGGCGGGAAGAAGATCACCCACTTCTGGGGTATTCCGGTCCTGCGCTGCGACGCAATCCTCAACACTGAATCGCAGCTTGTGTAATAAAAGAAGGAGGTAAAAGAAAATGGCATATATTGACGATCAGAATACTCTCATGACTGTATCGAGCGCCGACCTTGGCACTGCCATGACCGGCCCGATTGTGGACCTTGGCTCCAAAGGCGGCTTCCTGTCTCCGCTGTATGTTGACGTGAAACTGACGAAGAAACTGACGAATGGCAGCATCAATTCCGTTACGCTTCAGTCCTCGTCTCTTGTTGCGTTCACGAATCCGCAGGACGAAGTTAAGGTGACGATTGGTTCCAGCGTTCCGCAGACTTCCAAGCCCTGCACTCTGGCGCAGTTTCACGCACCGATTAAGCCGGGCAACCGTTATATCCGCCTCAAAGCAGCTGCTACTTCCCCCGTAGGCGGAGAGCTTTTCGCGGCTATGCAGAATGGCATTAAGGTTGATATGTGATGCGGTACGTCGTCAAGGTGACGTGCTTTTTTGACAATCGGTATTACAAGAAGGGAGAG